AGAACATTGGGAAGATGATCAGCTATATGTACACAAATGTTTTCTGTATGGTGATTTCAATATATCTATAGATTATGAATGTTATATATTTCAAACACATTTTGAAGGCACAATTAAGCTAGGAGATCAATTAAACAACCCTGAAACAAAGTGTTGCTCCTGCATCTATCATGGCAATGGGGGGGTAGACACCCAACAAAAGTTTTTAAGCCTTTACAACGCATTTAACAAGCCCACAAGTGCATATTTTATACCACACAACAGAATAGATTACTTATCAGAAGATATGTTGGTTGTAGATTTTATGACACAAGAACAATGCGAAAGATTAATTGAACTTGCAGACAAACATGGTGAATGGGGTTCTTTAACATATGACAAATTTCCTGCACAAGAAATAAGAATTAAAGAATTAGGATTATGGGAAGAGTTAGAAAAAACATGGCAAGAAAACATTGTTCCTACTGTTGAGAGATATTGGAAGCCGTTAGAAATGTATGGATTGCGAGACGCATTTGTTATGCGATATTCTTTAGAAACACAAAAAAATTTAAACCTACACCATGATGCTAGTTTAGTTACAGGAAGTATTAAATTAAATGATGATTATGTAGGTGCTGATTTGATATATCCAAGACAAGGAATTACCAACAAAGATGTGCAAGTAGGCAAATGTATATTATTTCCCGGCCAACTAACACATGGACATGAATGTTTGCCTTTGGTGCATGGAATTAAATATAGTTTAACTATATGGTCAAAAAGGTTTCCTGCTGATACAATTTAAACCAATGGTTAATTTTAGGAGAAAAAAATATGGCAGAAGCTAACGAACCAATTTTGACAATAAAGGAAGATGGCGTAGATCATCAGTATAATGTTGCTGAGTTAAGTGATGAGATTAAAGTTTTGTATAACAAGTTATCTGAACTACAGGCTCAACATAAAAAAATTGCAGAAGCATCTGAAGATAATTTAGTTTTACAACAGCATTACATTGATAAAATTAAACCACTTCTTCCTGAACAAGAAGAAGCCAATGACAACGACAATTCCGAAAGTAAAAAAGGCTGAAGTAAGTGCATTAGAGTTGCATGAGCAAATATGTGCAATTCGCTATGAAAACCTAGAGAAAAGACTAGAGTCAGGTTCAGCTAGATTTATTCGCATGGAAGCCATGATATTGGGGCTGTATGCGGTCATTGTTGGAACTTATTTTATGCAGGGGTAATCATGGCAGGGCTTAAAGTTAAAACAGAACCATCACAAGAACCAGTCACGCTTCAAGAAGTTAAAGAGTATCTTAGGGTTGATGATGCTACTGATGAAAGGGTCATTAGACCTTATATAGAAAGTGCTAGAAGATTCTGCGAGGAACATACTGGCAGAGCATTAATGACACAAACATTAACGCTTTTTTTAGATGCTTTTGAGGACATAGAAAACCCCCTATGGGAAGGAACAAGGACTGGACCCTACCTCAACTACTATAAAAACTATATCGTTTTACCACGATCACCTGTGGTGTCTGTGACGCATGTTAAGACATATGATGATGCAGATACCGCAACAACCTTATCAGCTTCAAAGTATTACTTAGATAATGCAAGAGAGCCTGCAAGAATAGTTTTAAGAACTGGTGAAACATTCCCTACTGCATTGCGTGTAGCAAATGCCATTGAAGTTGAATATATCACTGGTTACACAACACAATACAATGTACCTGAACCCATGCGACTTGGTATTCTGCAGCATATAGCTTATCTCTATGAGCATAGAGGTGATATGTATGATGCTAAGTTGCCGTATCCCCCTATGTTGCGTTCATTGTACGCTCCTTATGTTATTCATAGGGGGATGGGTTCCTCTGCACTAATGAGCATAGGTTAGTATGGCTAACAGTATCGGCAAGATGCGCTACAAGGTAAAGGTTGAACGAGCAACCAATACTAGAGATGCAGGTGGTGGCTTATCACAAGCTTTCAACACCGTTGCACATGTTTACGCAAATATAGTTCCAAAAAGCGCAAACAGCACTTATAGACAGGGCATGCTACAAGAAAAGGTCACGCATGAGATCACCATAAGGTACATGAATAACATAGATACAAATAGCAAGATAGCCTATGGCAACAGGTCTTTTGCCGTCAATGGCATTATTAATGTTGACGAAAGGGATAGATTTTTGACATTGCTTTGTGAAGAAGGCGTGGCTATATGATTGATCTAAAAATATCTAACTTAGAAGCATTTAACAAAAAGTTAAAGAAAAAACTTGATGACAACAAAGTAAAAGAATTTGTGACGCGTGGCACTATGATGGTTGAAGCAACAGTACAAAGTAGTATTAAAAATACAGGTACAGGTAAACTTTATCAAAAATATAATCCTAGAGTAGAACATAGAGCATCAGCACCAAATCAGCCACCTGCTACTGATACTGGATTTTTAGGTCAAAACATTACGATGAATGTAGATGTTAAGGCTAACGGCACGGTCGTAGGTCAAATCATATCTGCAGCACCTTACTCCAAGCATTTAGAGTTCGGCACAGTCAACATGACAGAAAGACCTTTCATGCAACCTGCTCTTATGAAAAATAAAAGAAAAATACAAGCCATGTTTAAAAAAGGTATTCTAAAATGAGTGTTGGTCAATTTGCTCTACAATCTGCTATTTATTCAGCACTTGATGTGTCTGCAATCACCTCTACGCTTTCTTGTGGTGTCTATGACGAGGTTGTAGAGGGCAATAGCTACCCTTTTATCACTTTGGGTGAAGAAACTGCTATAGACTACAGCACAAACAATTTAGTTGGTGCTGAAACCACTATAAATGTCCATATTTGGTCAAGATACAAAGGTTCAAAAGAAACCAAGGAAATTATGGACAAGATACATGATTTATTGCATGATGTAAGCTTAACCGTCACTGGTGTAAATCTAATTAATTTAAGGTTTGAATACAGCGACATAATGAGGGACCCTGATGGGATAACTCGGCACGGTGTCATGAGATTTCGTGCAATTACATTAGGTACTTGATTAACTACCAAATACCTAAGTAATAAGGTGGCAGATGCCGTTTTTTTAATTAGAGGAATAACTACCCTCTGTATTTAGGAGAAAAATATGGCAGCACAAAAAGGTAGTGCAATGCTTATGAAAGTCGGTAACGGTGGTTCACCTGAGACTTTCACAACAATAGCAGGGCTTAGATCAACAAATCTAACAGTCAATAATGAATCAGTTGATGTAACTAACAAAGATTCATCAGGTAAAAGAACTTATTTAGCAGGAGCAGGAATACAATCAGTAAGTGTTTCAGGTAGTGGCGTATTCACAGATGGCGCATCAGAAACAACTGTAAAAACCAATGCTTTAGCTGATAGTCAAGACAATTATCAATTTTTGGTTCCTGACTTTGGAACTTTTACTGGTGCATTTCAAATAACTTCACTTGACTATGCAGGTGAGTTCAATGGAGAAGTCACATACAGTATTTCTTTTGAAAGCGCAGGTGCCATAACATTCGCAACAGTCTAAGATAATGGCTTGGAAGCAAGTTGAAGTAAAAGGCAACAAAGGCTCTATCATGGGCATGATGCAGGGAGATCAATTAGATATTCCTAATATGCCTATAGGTAAAACCGTAAATGTTGATGGCAAAGATATTGAGGTCAAATCATCTATGATAGATGAAAGAGATAATGTTTTAAAAATAACACTTGCAATGGCAAGTACAAAAAAGGAGAAGTCAGATGACAAACCCACTAAAGGGACAGATTGAAATAACATTAGGTGCTGAGACCTACAAAGCTAGATTAACCATAGATAGTCTTGTCAAAATTGAGGATGAGCTAAATACTGGAATACTAGAACTCGCAACACAAATTGGCGAAGCAAAAGTTCGCATAAGAACATTATTAGTCGTATTACGCTATGCCCTAAGAGGTGGTGGTAATGATTTTGACGATAAAAAGGTAGGGCAAATAATATCTGATGTAGGTATTGTCATAGCTTCTACAGAGGTAGCCAAACTCTTGGTATCTACCTTAAACGATAATTCAAACTCAGACGAGGAAAATAAAAAAAAAGAACTAGAGTAGATGAAAACACGCCACCTATTATTTGGGGAGACTTTTTTATGATATGTGTTGGCATGATGAATATGCGCCCTGATGATTTTTGGAATCTTTCTCCGAATGAAATGTATTTGGCTATAAAAGGTTTTCAAAAATTTAACGCGTCTGAAAGCACAGAGCCAATGAACAAAGACGAACTTAGTGACATGATGGAGTTATACCCAGACTGATGGCAACACCTATTGACGAACTCGTAATACAGATCAGGGCAGACACTAAGCAACTGCAAAAAGACCTTGATCAGATAAAAGGTAAACTTAAAACGACTGGTTCTTCAGGAGCAGCAAGTTTTGCAGGTGCAGGTGCAGGCGCAGGTCTTTTAGCAGGTCAGCTAAAGAGATTAGCAGGTCCTGCAGCCATAGGCGCGGTAGTGCTCGGATTTGGTAAGTTGGTAGGTTTTTCTGCAAGAGCAGGAATGGAGTTTGAAGATTTAAAAGATTCACTTGATACTGTATTTGGTTCTATAGAGGCAGGAGACAAGCAATTCAAGAGAATACTTAACTTTGCTCAAACCACACCTTTCCAAATAGATACGGTCACTAAGGCATTCATATCATTAGGTTCAGTAGGAATAGAGCCCACATCAAGAATGATGCAGGTTTTTGCTGATACCGCTTCCGTTGCCGTAGATCAAAGAGGTGCTTTTGAAGCTCTTATAAGAGTTGTACAAAGAGCAGAAGCAGGTGCGTTAGGTTTAATGGAATTAAACATGCTTGCCGATAGAGGTATTGATGTATTTAAAGGTTTGAAGGATGAGTTAGGGCTGTCAAGACTTGAGCTCGCAGATTTTGGACAAACTGCTGATGGCGCACAAATAATTGTTGAATCTTTGGTCAATGTTCTTGAGAAACAGTTTGGTGGTGCAATGGTAGCCAAAATGGATAATTTATCTGTAGCCATATCCAATATGAATATAGCCTTTAAGAATCTAGGTAACGAAATATTCATGGGACCTTTGGGAATGGCACTCAAATTTATGGTTGAACAAACCTCGCGTGTAGTGAACAACATGGCTATTGCAATGGCTGAAGTAAGGGGAGCAGGATTGGGAATATCACTAGAAGCACCCAAGCTCAAAACCGATATGGATTTTGATGCCATGCAGGCAGAGAGGGCTAGAGCTGCAAAAGCTAATATCCAAGCTATACTTGACCAAATTAAGTTGTTGGCAGATACATCTGAAGATAGTGCTTTCAAAAAGTTTGTAGATTCTATTGACCTTTCAAGTCTTAAGTTTGGGTCATTAGGCATGATAAAAGAATTTGCTGCGGGCTTAATGGCTGTCGGAGTTAGTTCTGAGGATGCAAAAAAGCTAACAAAGAATCTCAACGAGGAGTTAGTAAACCAACGAGAAATTCTACAAAAGGCGACAATGACTCAAGAAGAGATTAATGCCGAAAGAATGGAGAGTATTCTGATACAAGGTAGGATGGCAAGCGTTATAGGACTGGTTCAGAAGCACCAAGAAGACCTCTTGGGAAACAGTAAATTGTTAGAGTTTGGTCAAAAAAGAGTAAATGAAATATATGAAAAATACAAGCTCCTACTTGAAGAAATAGGAATTATGAGTGCTACTGACCTTACAAAAGCGTTAGATGATATGACCTCAGCAGCAAATGATAACGCTAAAACATTTGAAGAAGTATTGGCTCCTGCTATACAGCAAATATCACTACAGTTTACTAATGATTTTGTTAACTCCTTGCTTGAAGGTCAAAATGCTTTAGAAAGCTTTAAAAACTTTGCAAAAAATATTGTTTCACAGATAATTTCTACCTTTTTACAAATGGCTGTTGTCAACGAAATACTTATGGCAATATTTGGAAAAACAGGCTTAATGCCGATTAAAGGTTTTAGTGTGCCAACATTAAGCGGTGCAGAAGCAGGTGGTGGTACGGTTCAAGGCGGTGGAGCTTACTTAGTAGGTGAGCGTGGTCCTGAATTGTTTGTGCCTAACACTGGTGGAACAGTCATGAACAACATGAATACCAATAAAGCTATGGGGGGTGGACCACCTATCGTGATCAATCAATCTGTTAACTTTGCTACAGGCGTAGTACCTACAGTCAGGGCAGAAGTAACAAAAATGATGCCACAGATAGCTGATGTCACAAAAGGTGCCGTAGCAGAAGCTGCAATGCGTGGTGGCAATTTCAGGAGAGCATTACAAGGTGGCTAAATTAATATCAATGCCTGCAAGCCCAAACTTCACAACAAGCAACTGGTCGCTTGTAAGAACAGTAGGAACAACAGTAAGTCCTTTTACTGGTAAAACTAAGACTCAAGAATTTGATGGTGTCTTTTGGACAGCAGAAGTAAGCCTACCACCAATGCGAAGATCACAAGCAGTTGAATGGCAGTCTTTTCTTTTAGAACTAAACGGAACAGTAAATCACTTTAAATTTGCTGACCCTGATGCCCTTACAAACACAGGAACATATAGCACAGCATTTCTAACATCCAATCATAGAACAAGTACAAACTCAGTAACTCTTTCTTTCAGTGGCTCAACTATAACAGCAGGTGCTTCTACTTTTGGAAGTGCAAAGGTTGGAGATTTTATAGTTGTTACAGGCGCAACTAATGAAGAAAACAATGGTACACATAAAATAACAACAGTAACAAGTGCAACAGTAGTAGTTACATCAAGCACATTGACCACAGAATCTAATACTGCAACCTGTAAAGTAAGAACAAATGTCAAGGGTGCTACTGGATTATCGCTTCTCGCTTCCACAAACGGTGCTAGTGGAACGATTAAGAAGGGTGACTACTTACAGATACAATCTGAAACAAACACCACAGGAACCCCCTCTCAGTTGGTTATGGTTACGGAAGATGCAACAGCTACAGCAGATGGTGCAAAAGATTTTTACGGAGTTGCTATACAACCGAAGTTAAGATCAGATTTAGCAAATGGAAATTATACAGTGTTCACAAACCCAAAAGGGACATTTAGGCTCATATCTAATGAGGTTAGTTGGTCAGCAGACCGAATATCAAACTACGGCATTAGTTTTTCTTGTATTGAGGTAATTTAACATGGCAACTAGGCAAGGTTTAGATGCTTCTATTGTTAATCGTCTTGGAGCAGACGAACAAGCCTTATTCTTTGCAGTCAAAGCAGAGTTTGACACTGATGATATTCTTGTATGGTCAGGCATTGATGATTTGGTTATAAACTCAGAAACATATACTGGCACTGGTTCGCTTCTGACAATTAGTAATTCTGAAGACAACACAGAGCTTAAGTCAAATGGAATTGTTATAGGTCTATCAGGAATGGACACAACGGTAGTAAATTATGCTTTGACAGAAAACTATCAGAACAGACCAATCACAGTTTTTCTTGGATATGTCATGGGTGGCACTAACGAGGTCGCAGGAACACTTACTTTGTTCAAAGGTAGAATGACTAGCCTTGTTATAAATGACACACCTGAAGGCTCTACAGTGACGGTGGATGCAGAAAATAGACTGGTAGACCTAGACAGACCATCACGGTTCAGATACACAAAAGAATCACAAAACTTTCTACATTCAGGAGATACTGGTTTTAACAGGGTCGCATCCATGCAAGATAAACAAATTAATTGGGGCAAAAGCTCCGACTCTGTGACGACATCAGAAGATACAGATAGCGGTGAAATAAATATATCAAACGGTGGAAGATGAAGAAACTTCCTAATTGGCAATCCATGTTTGATTCTTTTATTGAAAATAATGACTTTCCTTTTGAGTGGGGAAAAAATGATTGTTGCAAGTTTAGCAACGCAATCATTAAACAAATCACTGGTGAGGATTTAATACCTG